CTTGACAGTCAAGATTTATTGGCTATAGTTATGACAACTTCTTATAAGAAAGGAAATTTATATGGAAATTACTACTGTTGACCGTCCTACTAAGATTCAGCGTGTGTTTGATTATATGCGTTCCGGCAGCACCCTCACCGCAGGTGAGGCTCGCAAGCGCTTCCGTGTAAGCAATATGCGTGCTACCATGCACGACCTCCGCGAGGCGTTTGACCGCTTCGATATGAACTACACCGTAACCCGCGAGGTTCGTAACGGTCGTTCATACTACCGGATTGTTCGTAACCGTTCTCGTTAAGTTTAATTAAGTAATTAAACAAAAATAAAACCCCCTAAATGGGGGTTTTATCCTATTACAACTTCTAGTGTAAAAATTACAGGTCCTTCAAAAACAATATATAAACTTCTGGGAGAAGTTAAGGTTTTTTGATATACTAAAGAAGATTGATCATAGCCTGGAACACCATAATAATAAATGCTTTGAGTAACTTCGTTGATCTTTTCTTCTTCTCCGTATGTAGTTATAGAATAACCCTTTAATGTTGGATGACTCAAATCCAACTTAAATCCATTGGTAACAGATACTGCTATAGAACTTGAAGTTCTTAGTGTAAATGAGGTCGGATAATTAAGTAAAAGTTGGTATACTGGGTTATTGTTGTTGTCAAAACTAGTTAAAACTTTTGCAAATATTGAAGCTTCAAACTCAAATGATTTGTCTGGATTTGCGGCATCAAATGCATTTTCTCCAAGTCTTGAACAGGAATCACATACAAACCACTGTGTGCTTAGTGTTGCTCCTTCAAATTGACTTCTTAAATATGCTTGCAACTCATTTTGTCTTTCGAAACAATCTATCTGATTTCCCAACTCATCATAGATAACATAGCAACCCAGAGACTTTCTGCTTTTAGATAAAATTTCGGGATTTGATTCGCCTCTTAGATATTGAGTCATTGTTGTTTCACGGTTTAACAAATTTTCATTTGTCAAGGTTACTCCACAATACAATACTTCTTTTTTATCTTTTAACTGAAGACAACCATTGACCAATAGTTTTCCAGAATTTAGGGTGCTGCCAGATATTTCAATATATTCTTCTTTTGAAAAAACACTACCTAACAAACCTTTATTTGATAATGATTTAAACTTCGAATCGTTAAGAGTATTGATTATGTAATTTACACCTGTCCCACCAGTATAGTTTGTAGAATATTGAGGAGGATTAGAAAAATTATCTGAAACATAATATGTATATGTTGGATCTACAGTAATTCCGCTAACTAAACCACCTATCACAAGTTGATCGTTATTGGTTAGATTTTCTAATCTAAAAATAACAGATAAATCAGATACAACAGAAAGCTCTCTGTCAACATATTCAGCGTTTGAAACTGAAAACGTGGTTCCAACTGGGGTATTCTTAAATAATTTTATTAATGTGGTTCTGTCGGAATTATTAAAGCTATTTGAATAGTCTATATAAAGACTATTTCCTGATATGGAAATATTAGGAGAACTTTGTAGATAACTTTTTGTAAAAACAGGATCGTATGTGGATCCCAATACTTGGAATCCGTAGTTTACAATTGACTGCGCTGCATTTAGAGTATATAAACCCATTTTATGAAGCTAAGTACGTAATTACCTGAGTTCCTGTGTTAGATATAGCGAATAGTGTATTTGTGTTAATTACGTTAACATCTACGCTCTCGCCTGGATCCAGAGCATACCCAAAAGAAGATCCAATCAATCCAGATGTGTTTCCGATATAAACAAAGTCCGTGTTAGTTGACAGCGCCTTAATATTGATTCCAGCAGAAGTTGTGTAACCACCTGAATCCAATTGACCAACAGATGCCGAAGAAACAGAAAGTCTACCCGTCTTAAATGTTGATGGTCTACCTACTCCTAGTGACGTAAAATCTGTTCTAAGCCCTACAATCTGTCCGTAGATTGCAGTCATGCCTGTTAAAATTGATGCATCATTTATTGCTAAAGGATATGCACCGGTAAATCCTTGAACGGATAATGTTGTTCCTACCGTAGCGTTTATAGATGCACCAACAACCGCAACTTGTAGAGCTCCACCCGAAACACCGATTCCAGTTCCCGTCGAATCAACGAGATGTGTATAGATGTAGGTCAATCCGCTGGGACCCCAAACTGAAACTGAGTCTGTTGACTTATTCAGAGGTCTACCACCGGTTACTTCAACTCTATATCCGCTTTGTGTTGAAACGTATACCGGAGAACCGCTCAAACCAGTTGTATTGACTGTTCCGCTGACAACAACTGGTGATCCACCTACGCCCTGAACATTTAGGGTTCCAGTAAATCCAGCAATGGTAGCGGTCATTCCGGTAGCTATTGTTACGGGCAGTGGGCTGCTGCTGGAAACCATGTTGGCAATACCGCTGTTTCCATGTGCGATCTTCAAAATTTGAAAGTGTGCAGTAATACCAGCAAACTGTGCAACGTCTGTGGCAACGGCTGCTGTCAGTCCTGATGTCTCAATTACAATGTTTTCGTTATTGTCTGCTGCCATTTGGTCCTCTAAATAATTAGTCTAGAATATTTAGGTGTAATAAATTATTGGATTTATGATATAATTGTTGTATAATAATGCCATGTATATAGATGACTCAGCAAAAGAAAAATTTTCTAATAAAGTTTTAGATAGAGTAAAAGCAACAAACTTATCATTTATGGATTGTGTTTTGGAACTAGCGGATGAACATGGTTTAGATGCCTCCGCTGCAGGAAAGTTGCTAACCAAGCCTTTAATAGAAAAAATAGAAATAGAAGCAAAAAATTTACATCTAATAAAAAACAAATCAAAAAGTAAGAAATTACCGATTGACTAAGAAAAAAGTCACTATATACTTGAAATGAAAGGCCGAGGTAGATCCTCGGGAAGACACTATGGCAAATTTTTCAGATTTTAAGAAGAAGAGTAAGAACTCAGTCGCATCCCTAACCGAGCGTCTTGACAAGCTCTCCTCAAAAGAGAGCTACAAGGACGAGCGCATGTGGAAGCCCGGTATTGACAAGGCTGGCAACGGCTATGCAGTAATCCGGTTCCTTCCAGAGATCGATGGCGAGGATAGCCCGTTTGTGGCAGTCTACAGCCACACTTTTAAGGGCAAGGGTGGTTGGTTCTACGAGAACTGCCCAACGACCATCGGTGAAAAGTGCCCGGTGTGTGCGGCAAATACCGAACTTTGGAACAGTGGTATTGAGGATGATAAGAACATTGCGCGTAATCGTAAGCGTAAGTTGACTTACATCTCTAATATTTTGGTCGTTGAAGACCCCGCCAATCCAGAGAACAAGGGTAAGAACTTTCTGTATCAGTACGGTACCAAAATCTTCCAGAAGATCCAGAGCCTCGCTCATCCCGAGTATCAAGATGAGGTTGCGGTTGATCCGTTCAACTTCTGGACTGGTGCTGATTTCAAGATCAAGATTCGCAACGTTGGTGGTTATGTAAATTATGATCGTAGCGAATTTGCATCTCCTGCCCCGCTGTTTGGAGGGGACGATAAGAAGCTAGAGGAGCTCTGGAAGAAGCAGTACTCCCTCAAGGAGTTTACTGACAAGAGCCAGTTCAAGAGCTACCAGGAGCTTCAGGAGCGCCTTAAGAAGGCAACTGGCGACGATATCCGTGCGCAGTTCACCGAGTCCAAGAGCATTGAGGACGATGTGAGTGAGACGCTGGTGTCGGAAGATGTAGAGGAAAAAGATCCTCTAAAGTACTTCTCCGAAATGGAGAACGATTGAGAAAAGCCCCCGCAAGGGGGCTTTTTTTATGACCATGTAAATCTGTTTGAGCTTCTTGCAACTCTGTCAAAAAACATTATATTTTTTTGATCGTTGGTTACCCTTGCTTCTGTAACGGCTTTGTCGCTACTCAACAAATCTTGTTTTTTTGATATTTTTGAATTTAATTCATTCATTGCAAGAGACATATTATTCATCTGCAGATAGATGTCTTCCTGACTGCTTCCTTGGTTTATTTGTCCCGTAGAAGCAGAATCTGGCAATAGCGGAGAAGTCTCAGCTAGAGAAGCCGTAAGCTTCCCAGACATAGGTCGTAGGGTTTCCATTGATGGTGTGGAATACGATCCAAAATCAGGTTTTAAATAATTTTCAGAAGAAAACGTTACTGGCTGAAATTGAACAGCTGCAACAGCTTGCTCCGATTGTGGGGTGCGAATAAGAGAATCAAAATTTGTTTTTTCTGAATCTATATCTAACTTGAATGTGTTATTCTCGTTCATTGTCTAAACATCTCGAAAGGATTTCCGTTGGCTTGTTGTTGTGTTTCACTATTTTGTATATGATCCATTAGCAGGTTGATGTATATTTCTCTTTCCCAGACAAACATGTTTTCCAGATCATATAAGGACCATCTATAGTGATTTATTAATTTAAAATTCGTCTTATAATAATCGGTAAGATCAAAATATCTTACCGCAAGATAAAAAAATCTAATGAGCCTCCAACCTCCTTGTCGGAACCATCATCAAGCTTTATAGAGGCAGTAAGTCTGGGTTGTGATAACATAAATTCATCAATGCTCTTCATTACCGTAATAGGAAGATTATTGATGAATGTTTTTAATTCCTCTGGCACAAACTTTTTTAAATCAAAAATTTCATTTTTTAATATTATCTTTTTTATGCATGTTTTTTTGATGACATCGTCATCAAAATTTTGCAAGTTTGTAAAATCATTTAAAAGGGGCGATCCCAGTTCTATTTTTAATTCAGGACCAATATCTATTATTTTTTTAGAAATGCCATTTATGCATTTTATATCAGATATATTTAATTGATATTTTTGATCCTGAAAAATTACACTTATTACCTCATCAATACTTTTTGCTCGTATATGGAGAAACAGGTATTCTGCGTCTGCTAAACAAACAGAATCCAAATTATCAATGTCCGAATTGCTTTTTAATATTTCGTATAAAGCTTTCAAAGCCAGCTTTTTATTGTTTTCTTGAAATATTATTGATAAGTTTTTTGCATCCTTTACTTTAAAAGGAGAAAAAACTACCAGTTTTCCGGATACAGGAAGGGTAACTTCATATTTTGGCAAAGAATCTGTCAACGCTGATAATAAATCATTTTTCATGTGAATAATCTCTATAATTAAAAATAACGTTATACTTCATATATGGATCACCACCAGATATGCTATTTAATTTTATGGGATATGTTTCTGTTGGAAAGACTTCATAAAAAGTAAATGTACTTGCTGTTCTGCCATTTAGATCCAATACCCTTAAAATTACATTACAGTTTTTTACAACATCATCATAATATGATGATCTGAATGGGGCTGCATAACCGCCACCGGAGTAACCGCCACTGTAAATTGCATTGAACCAATCATTAAACATCAGCATGATGTTGTTGTCGCCACCAACTGGAAAGGATGCAGCAAAACCATTTGCAAATCTTTGTCTTCTTGGCAGCAATCTACCCAAACCATATCCAGAAAGATTGTCTGCTACGTGATCTATAGCTCTTTGGTTAAGTAAAAACTCATCTACGATATAATCGCTATCTTGATAACGTACACCTGCTGGAAGGTTTCTGAAAGATATTGAATATCTGTTGGGTCTTTGGATACCCTTATGTCGTTTAAAATAATTTTTTAAACTTATGATACTGTTATCAAGCATTTGAGAAAAGCTCTTTTTCTGTTAAAATTTTAAAAGTAAAATTGTTCTTTTTGCAATAAGCCTCTGCAGCTTTCCACTTAGCCATATTAATGGCCCATGTTATTTTTTCTTTTTTGGAAGAATTTTCTTTCAAAATTGTTTGTTTTCTTGGTTTTACCTCAACCATCCAGGTTTCAATCCCTTTGTCTGTTTTTATCTTTATTAAGAAATCTGGAATATAATTTCTAATTTTATTTTCAACCGGACTCAAATAAGGAACCATTATTTCCTCTGAAGACCATAAAAGTATATTTGGGTTTTCATCACAAAACTTGCAGACAGATCGCTCCCAGAGTGAACGGCATACGATATCCTCAACATTCCCAATGTATTTTTCTTTATTTGTGGGCTTGTACTTTGTTTTATATGCCATTAAAATTATTTATGAAAATGATAAATATTCTAGTATGGCATACTTCGCTCAATATCCAACAGGTGCATATGCCTCAGAGCAACCTCTCTGGGTCAATTTTTATGCAGCACCATATTCTCTTAAAAATTTTGAGAGAACTAGATCCGGAATAATAAACCGAAGCTATGCTTTATTGAAGCTTCCTCTGCCAAAGGAACCAGGCTTCATGGCAAGACATGAATTTGGACAGGCTGACAATCCAGTTGGACCGGTGTTTTCCATGGCTGGAGTAGCAAACGCTGGTGGGTTTGGTAATTTTGATACCCTGTTCGATAGATCTTTACAACCTGCCCAGTTCTATACAGAAAAACAATTTGCAACTTCAACATATAGAAGATTCTCAAATATTACTGAATATTCTATGATCAGTGAGGCCAGAAAGAGTTACCAGTTTGATTATATCTTTGCCCCCCACAATGAAGCTGATAGCCTGGCGGTTGAAAATATAGTTGCAAGTTTTAGAAAATTTTCTTATCCATTTATATCAACATACCCCGAAAGAACCGCACCACAAAGCCTTTGGTCGATAAAAGTAACCTCTGGAAATCAACCAACGTCATTTGAAAATTTGGGAGAAATATGGTTAGGAGAACCTTTGCCATGTGTTCTTGAAACAGTAATGGTGAAGAAAAATGATAGCGGCGCAGACCCAATAGTAAGATATCTGCCCAATGGCGCGTCATCTTATACTTTGATGTCGTTGGTTTTTACAGAATTCGAGACTGGCACATACGTACCGTCTGCAAATTATCTATGGTCTAAATCTGAAGTTTCTTATAATTTATTTGGATTCAACGGACAATGAAATTTTTTCAAAATTTACCAAAAAAGCAGTACAGCACCGAAATTGGAAATTTAAGTCTTTCCAGTTTTTATAGTTTTTATGAAAAAAGAACTGCAGGAAAAAGAACGAATTCAGTTGTAGTAGATAACAATACTACTTTAGTTGAGGCTTCATTGACAGTTTTTGATGATACGGATAGCACATGGGCATTCTTATTTTCAAATAATAAAATAAACCCATTTGATTTATTAAAAACAAATAGCACAAATTATATCACAGAAAATGAAAATAAAACTGCCTTTAGTGCCAGAACCACAACCAGCTCGTCTTTTTATGCTTCTGGCGTTACATTCACCTTACCAGTAGGAAGTATAGCAGCAAGATTTGTTATACCTAGCGGGGCATCTTGGGAATACACATCTGTTGGAAATTTTAATTTAGACGGACCATTCGCTCTGGTTGAAGAAAACAACTCTTATAACACTTCTTTAAGCACAAAGTATCAAGGCGATAGCACAGGCATCACTTTAATACAGCCAAATATTACAAATGGTTTCATTACGTACATAGGAAAAGGCGACACATATTATTCCATAGGCAATAACACAGTAACAGTAGATGCTATCGAATATACAAAAAGCACATACAAAGAAACTGCCAACGGAAAAGAAATACTGTATAGAACTTCAGGTGGAAGCAAAGATTCAAATAGTGCTCCATCAAAATTTGACACACAAAATCCAACTGCACAAACAACAACAATCGAAGAAGAGGTAAAAAACGATACTAAAAATTTGAATTCTATTTCTCCTTTGGATATGTCTTCATCTTTATCACCGATAGTGACCCCTAAATATTCAGGTTTATGAGCAATACAAATCCTTTTAATTCTCCGATTGTCGGTATTTTATTACAAAATTCCGACGCAACAACATCACTCGACATATTTCAAAGAAATGTAGAGTGCGAATACCACCGTCTAGAATTGACGGAGAGCATGTTTGATGTGTACCCATCAGGTGTGCTGGTAGTAAAAGATAAGTCGGATCTCATAACGAGAATGAATACTTTTGGTGTAATATACATTCAGTTTTTATTCGAAAATACACAAGTTCTTAAAGTACGCATACACTCAATATCAAATCTAAACAACGCGGCTTCAGCAACCGAAGAGTCATATATTGCATTACATTTCAGCAATTACCTCTATACGTATTGTCAGGAAAACAGCTTATCCCAGATAATGCAACTGACTAAGCCAAAAGTTTTTAGAATTGATCAGTTTGTAAAAGAAGTTGCTAATAAAATTGGGTCGATTGCAACACAAGGGACATCATATCTTGATGCAACCGACAATTACGTAATGTACAGACCATTCAACCCAAACATGGATGGAACTGAAATTGCGTCTGATGATATTGCAAAGTACTTAAACTATGTTGCAAACTATGCAGTTCCTCTGCAAAATGGTCCTTATGCAGGATATGCAGAAAAACCAAGATATTTTTTCTGGACTGACTGGGGAAGCTATCTGAATTTTAAATTCTTATCATCCGTTACAGATGATACTGCAGAACTTGAAAGATACGAGACAAACAATTTTAGGTATGCCATTTATAATAATGACATACCTAATCAAAAGTTTGGTAATAATTTCTACAAAAAAATATACAACTATTCAACCAATCAAGGCAACCAGTATTTTACTAAGCAATATTTCTATATCAGAAAAACACCGAAGATCTTGGATGACATATCCTATGATAGAGGATCAATATATCCAAAATCTGCAATTTATGGCTTAACTGGAAACACTTATTCTCGCCTAGCATATCAATTCTTACCAGAGGGAGAGAAATACAACATAATGATGGTTGGAAATACCTCTGGGTTTAATCGTTATGCGGCTGGCGCACAAGAATTGGTTTATGAGGGTGAATGGGGATTTGTAGAAGATGCGATTTCTAATCCAAAAAATTCAGTTGCATCAAACATGAATTCGAAGTATAACACCGAGCCTGATTATTATAGAATGATTCACGGTGACGGATTTACTGGAGCATTCAATTATCTTGACAATTCCGAGATGTGGAAAAACATGTTTGATTTAACTCCAATTGATCCATATTATCCAGAAAGTCAAATTGGACAACAAAATGCTATTAATTCAAACTTGCAAAAAGTTATTGACGTAAGACATAACTCTCTTCTGAATCAATATGGAACTGGTTTAAGTGGTAGTCAAAGCTTCCACATAAGACAACAAGAACTTTTAAATTTTGTAAAATACGTATTGTGTTGCGTTGAAGATGAAGATGAAGAATCCTTTTTTGCAGTTTTGACACAATTCTCTGTAGATTCTACAAGTGCAATAATAGGAAAAAGATATGAATATGGGTGGAATAAATTATTATTCACATCAACCGAGGGTACATTACCAAATTTTAATACTGATATTGTACGCGATATTATTGGTGCCGGATGGACATATGACACAAAAGAGTATTGCGATTTAACAAAAGTAAATAGCACCGGATATAAAGGAAAACCAGCTGCAGTCAATCTAAATGAAAGAGGAAATAGCGGCAATTCTTCCGTAGGAAATTATTATCTTGGACCTGGATGGAACGTTCCTCCTGGTACTTTTACCTATAGACATATCGGCTATGGAAACCCAAACAATGGAATACAGTTAAATACATCACACGTGGTGAAAATGTACAAAAAATCAATAACGTCTTTATTGAGAGATTCTGGAGATCCATTTAATATACTGCAAGATGTCGATTATCAATCAAGATATTTTTATTATTTCTCTGCAGAAAACATTGTAGATGGAGAGTGCACCTAATGACAGCAAAACAAATAAAAACACTCGGCGCAAATATATACCAGCAAGCTGATGGAGTTTTAAATTCCAGAGACTCGTATGAGTGTGCGCATGCAGACATAACCAGAGGTTTTACTGGAGCGCCAACATCTCTCGAAGAATGCCTTACAAGATTTCCCCAGATAGAAACAATCTGGAAGGAATTTGGAGTGGGTCATGATACTTTTTATGGACCTACCTTTTCTGGACCAACGGCTGGAATAGGTGTAATAAAAGATCTTTATACTGGCATAACCTCCGAAGAGTGTAAGCAGATAAGCCAAAATCTGGGACCGGACTGGTTGGGTTGTCTTTGGGGAAGTCCAATGGCTCCATTCAGCTGCAGCTGCCCATATGTCGGTGAAAAGTTTGAAGCATATCTAAAATTAAGATTGAATGTCGCTTCCTTCTGGAAAACACCAATCAAGGTTCCGGTTGAAAGAAAAGCATTTCTAGATGAACTGAAGTATAATACAAAAGTGGAACTCACGGTTGCTGGTGATTTTAATGTCACACCGGGAGCTATTATAGAAATCCTGGTAGATCACCCAACAAGATACGCAAACGATACCACGGAAAAATCCCTGTTCTCGGGACTTTACATGGTTCTCTCAGTAAAACATGTGTTTACCAATGGTGGAACCCATGAGATGGCACTGACTGCAACCGCTTTGCCGAACAAAGATTAAAAATCTTTTGCGGTTGGCTTGAATTGGTTGAGCAAAAAATCTCTTGGAGATGCTTGCTTGACCTCAGATGAAATGAAATGAACTGTACCTTCTCCCCTTCTGTATTGCTCAGATAGGGGAGAAGGTTTGTTCTTATTTTTTTTCTGAAGTTCTCTTATTGTTTCTTCTAATGATTTCATCGAACACCGTCATTTGCCCCACCACCGGGCAAATCATTATTTACAGTTCCGCCAAATGGATATCCTGGATAATTTTCTGGGTATGCAGAAGGATCTGAACCTTGTTCCATACCAAAGAAAGGAAGTGTATATGGAGTAACACGCCCGGGAGTTATAATATCCCAAGAAAACGGTACCTGGTAGTCTGGTCTACCCGTATCACGTTCTGGTTCGTCAAAAATTTCCTCATCAGGATCTATAATGTCATACCAATTAGGTGGTGGGGTTTGGCCTTGGTTAGTTTCAAACCACTTTTTTATTGCTGGATGAAAAGCTTTAGGAATAACATCATACCACTGCCAGCCATAATTTTGAGCCATCCACTCATTAAAATATATAACACCTAGTTTTTTTTCTAACAATAAATTTATTTTATTGTTTAATACGGTTTTAGATAGTGATTTCTTCATCACT